GCTGTAATCAATTACAACTATACACTGCTAAACGCTGGCACTGTGCCAACAGATGCGGAGTATCTAGCTGGAATGCCAAAATATGAGTAAAGACTACTGCACATTATTTCCAGAGAGATGGGTAGGGGTGGAAATATCCGATTGCTGTAAAGAACATGATGAGACGTGTAGCACGAGGAAGTTCTATCTATGTCTTAAAAGTAAGATAGGTAAGTTTCATGCTACCTATATAGCGTTTGGAGGCAGTGTAGGGTGTTGGGTAAAATACACAAAGAAGATGACAAAATACGCTATAAATAAATATAAAGGCAATCGATGATTTCAGAGAGTGCAACTGTAACCAGTTACGGCAAAATAGTTTTTAATTTTTTTACCGTGTGCGTTGGCGGTCTTTTGACTTATTTAGGGCTTAGCGGCGAAGCGTTCTTTTTGTTTAGTGTGCTACTCATAATTGATTATGTCACGGGAATTGCAAAAGCCCACAGGCTCAACCAGCCCATAACTTCAAATCGCATGAAGTATGGGATTTTGTCAAAGCTCTCTCTGCTTCTAATTCCTATAGTTTTAGCCATAGGTGCGAAAGCTGTAGGGGCAGACTTTAAGACAGTTCTACTTGTTGGAATAAACATCTTAGTTTTGAGCGAGGTTTATTCTATTATCGGGAATATCTACTCCATCCGTACAAAAGATGAACTACCTGAGTACGATGTCGTGGCTATGCTTGGTAAGCGAGTAAGAGCGTTTTTGATTAGATATAGTGATAAAGGAGAGGGGTAGAAATGAATTTGCTTTTAGGTTTGAGCGCGGTGGTGCTTTTTATGATAGGAATAAGAGAATATCAAATCAGCTCTCTTAAAGACGAACTCATAGTTAGAGACTTGGAAATAGAAAATTACAAAACTACTCTTGCTCACTTGGAAGCAAGTGTAAGTGTATGTACTTATTCTCTCAAAAAACAAAACGAGGCTATAGAGCTTCAATCAATAAACATTAAATCAAAAGAAGAGAAGTTAAGAGAGCTTAAAGCCCAACCACCGGACGTGCGCTATAAAGTCATTTACAAAGAGATACCAAAGATAGACATCAAAAGCAATGAGTGTGATGACATAAAAGAGATGTTAGACAACATTAAAGAGAGCGGCTTATGAAAAAAGTTATATTTTTAGGAGCGGCTCTCTTGTTGGTTGGATGCTCAACACCCGAGCCGAAAATAGTTTATGTTGATAGATTTACTGAGGTTAAAGTGCCTCAAAAGTGCATAGTGCCAGATACGGAATGTATCATTCAAAGGAGTGCTACATACACAGAGATCATCAGAGAGATGAGGCTTTGTATTGAAGAGCTGAGACGAAATAGCGAGGTCTGTAAATGAGAGCAAGTCAAAAAGCAATAGAGCTTATAACTACATTTGAGGGTTTTAGTGCAAAGCCTTATCTTTGTCCCGCAGGCGTAGCCACCATCGGCTATGGAAGTACAAGATATACAGACGGATGTGCGGTTAGCATGAGAGACGATAGTATCTCGTATTTTGAAGCAGAGGAACTTTTAAAAGAGACACTAAGCGAGTATGAAGATGCTATAAACAAGTATGTCACAATAGCCGTAAACCAAAAACAATTCGATGCGCTTGTAAGCTTTACATACAATGTAGGTATAGGCAACTTCAAAAAATCAACGCTTCTCAAAAAACTTAACAACAGCGAAATTAATGGTGCTTCAAAAGAGTTTTTGAAGTGGGATAAAGTAAACGGTAAAAAACTTGCGGGTCTAACAAAGAGAAGAAATGCAGAAAGAGAGCTTTTTTTAAAATAAGCCTCATACCATTTTCGTGATGTTGCGAAAATGGTTTCTATCTAAGGTTTGATAAAATCAGATAAGATAACTTAAACATTTCTTCTTCAACCTGCCCTAGTGCGGTTTCGTTTAGTTTTTCGGCTAAGTCCATATAGTCATAGCGAGATACTAAAAACTTCAAATCCTCATCAAGTGGGTATTTACGCTCTATGAAATTTACAAATAAAACATATAGTGCTAAAGTTTCAAGCGAAATGACTTTTGTATCAATGGATGATAAGACTAAGGGGACTACTGTTTCAGTCTTTCGTCTTATCCATCTTTGAACCTCAAAAGGAGCAGTGTTAAGTGTCTTTTGAATATCTTTTGCAATCTGATTTATAATCGCATTAAGCTCACTATCTACATCTACATTTATAACTTCATCATCATTGAAGTCTTCTTGGCTGACGGTAATCAATGAAGCGCAAAACATAGCAACTAACAAATCTTTTTTAAAGCCTGAACTCTTCATTAAAACTCTCCAACAAGGTCGAAATCACTATCATCATACGCAACTGCCGCACTTTGTGCGTCAAGTGCAATCAGTCTTTCATCTATGATGTCATACAAAAAGAACTTTGTAGGATTATCGACTAAAGAGCTAATGACCTCTTCTTTGTAATCCATCAGCTCGTCAAATCCCATTTTGGAGACTTTAGCTATCTTCTCTTCTATCCATATCTTTGTCATTTTAAACCTCTTTGCTCCCAGTAGTTTTTAAATTTTTGCCTTATCTCTTCAAGCTTTTTCCAGCTGTGCTTATGCTTTTTAAATCTGCACGTTTTCAACACCGAATACGTCCTTATCTTTAATCTCAAATTTACCCCACTTTTTGAGGAGGTAAATATATTTAGTGCCTATGCGCACGAACTCGGTCGCTCTGGTAGGCTCGTATAGCACTCTATAGCCTTGCTCGTCACTTCTCATAAACAGACGACAAGCAAAAAAATCACTCCATGTTGACACTGTCTTATAATACTTTGAGCGAGAAGCAAAAAATTTCGACATTCTATAATCATTAAAGCCCATCGCAACAAACAGCCAATACAAATCTGTTGTCGCATAGTGCTTAATTCTTTCATCAAGCGTTGCCCATCTCTCAAAGCCTTTGAGTTCAACTAAATGCCCCCTTTTGTTTGGTACTTTTATCAACCAATCGGGTTCTTTTTTGCCCTTTTTTCTATAAATGTGCATTGCTACACTCACATTTTCCGGCGATATGTTTGGAAAATAACTCTGAATATGCGAGAGCGGGATGATGTTATTCATTTGGTATATCATCAAACTCTACTATAATGAAATTTTTCATTTATTACCCCCTTTTGGGTAAAAGTTATAGCAAAAGTTTTCTTCAGCAACATTTTCATAATTTTCCATTGGGCATTTTCTGTCATCTTTCCAAAACATGCATTCACCACATGTGCCAATAGTTGCGAATTGTTTAATTCTTGCTTGTAGTGCTTCTAGTTCTGATATAGCAACTAGATGTTCTTGATACTCTTTAAATGTTAGTTGTCCGCTTGTGGCTTGTTCATGCAATAATTCAAGTGCTTTCATTTTTTTATTATCCTTTTGTTCTTTAGTGAAATCTTTCATTATTTATCCTTATATTTCAAAATCTAAATCAGAAACAATACTTAAATCTGTTCCTAAAAATTTTATCACTCCTATAAAGTCGTAAAGAGATAGAAGCTCTTTTTCTACATACTCAATAAGCATAGATAGTGTTTCATCTGTAACACTATCAGTATATTCACAACTAACTGTAATTGAAGAGAAATAAGGAACACAGTTCCCGTCTTCATCATAATCATAATTCCAGTCTTTCTGGACTTCTGCTTCAAAGAAATACTTTACCAAAGTTCTTCTCCTTTATTTTAAGTTTTGTATATTCAAGAGATAGCTCTGCTACCTCAACTTCCCATCTAGCAAACCATAGTTTAAACTCTTGTAAAGTCATCTATGTCCTCCTTCCAGAGTATAATAATCTTCCAAGTTACGGCACTTATTAAAAACAGCAGCACACTTCCCATCACAATAACATATAATTCCTCGCTCATTTATCACTCCTGACTAAGCAAAATTTCTCTGGAGCTTTGCAGTTTACAATCATAAAACTACCATTTAACCGTACTCCATGATACCATATCGTAGCTGTATGATTGTCATCTTCAAATATCAGCTGTACATTTTTTATGGTATTACCATAGAAATTAACCGCTTTGAAGTTATGCTGACTTTCGGCTGCAAGCAATGTTAATGACAATAGTACAGTTGATATTGTTTTTTTCATCTTAACAACCTTGCAAACTCTCCGACTGTAAGCGTTGGTCTTGATAAGCACAACAGCCTTAGGTATTGAGCAGTTTCTTTTGTGTATTTCATAACATCCCCTGTTGTGCTAGCATTTGAACTAGCTCCTCTTTGGTGTATGTTCCCATCTTTAAATCCTTTTTTCTTTTGATAGCAATATTATATATTTATTTTTTTATTTAATCAAGGGTTTTTTGATAAATTCTTTTAAAAATTGCATAGCTTCTTCATATCCGTTACAAACAGTAACAATATGCCCTAATTTTCGCATTTTCTCGTGGATAGCTTTTTGCTCTTTAGATACTTTGCCGCCCTTGGCTTTTTTCATTTCCACCCACAATGCTTGTCCTTCGGGCAGTAGGCAGCACAAATCTGGGACACCGCTCGTAACTCCCTCAGCTTTTAGTCTCTGTGCAATACTAATCGCTCTTAGTTCCCCATTTGGGATAGCAAAAATAAGGTACTCTTCAAAATTAGCTCTAAACCAATTCACAAAAGTGACCTGATGTATGTGTTCTGTGTCTTTCATATTGTAGGCTCCTGTTGTGTTGGTTTGTTGTAAGACAAAACCCTATAAAAGCCGCTTGCTTCTTTGACATATTCGACGGTTTTTATGTCGCCTTGGGTCTCAAAAAGCATCTCCAAATCTCTGGCAGCTTTTGCGCTCTGCGGTTTTTTTTGTAACCATATTTTAAAAGTTCTGTACGGCGTTACAAAGTCAACAACTAGGCACTCGTTTCCTTTCTGGCTTAGTGTACTTCTGGACTTCATATCTACCACTTCATCAATCTGTATTTTGCTCGGGTCTTTTTTTAGGGCTTTAAATTCCAACACTAGCTTTAAATTTGGGTCTATGAGTTCGCCTTTACAATGTGTGCATTTTCTAGCTGCGATATCATTCTCAGCACCGCACGCTTCACAAACTTTTAGGCTCCAGCGGTATGAACATCTGCCCCAATCTTCGACGGCTTTACCCGTCTTAACATAACCCGTGCATCTTCGCCCGTAGTGTGCGGGTAGCGGATAGCCCTCGTCTGTTTTGATGACGGTACCAATTAAATCGGTAAAATATCCGTCTTCGTTGATTTTGTATCCCTCTTCATTTTTACGCAAAGTAAAAGAGTTGGAGTGTTGGCAATCTGGGCAAATTTGCTCTAATATCGCACCTCCACCACTTCCAGTATTTGCCGTTATTTTTGGGTTGAAGATATCTCCTTCGGGGGTATGTCTCTCCAAATTTTGTGCATAATCTAAAATTAAAACATCTTTTTTTCCTTGACTTAGTCTCAAACCTCGACCTATTATCTGCTGGAGTAGCCCCGCGCTCTCGGTCGCTCTTAGCAGTGCGATAACATCTACATGAGGGGCATCAAACCCCGTGGTTAAAACTGCTACATTGACAAGATACTTTATTTTTTGGGCTTTGAAATTTTTTAGTATATTTTCACGCTCTTTTTTGGGAGTTTCACCAGTCACTAGCGCGCTTAAGCCCGCTGGCAACGATGCCAAGACTTCGTGGGCGTGTTCTATGGTTGCCGCAAAAAACATCACGCCCTTACGCTCTTTGCTTTTCTCTACCACATCCGCCACAATATAGGCAGTTTTACGCCCATGACCGATAAATGCTTTGTCCACTTCCTTGGCGTCAAACTTACCTAATTTGTTTGGCTCTAAGTGTAAAGTGTCGTAATGCTCGCCGCCAAGTTCGCCGATTATAGGAGGGCTTAAAAAGCCCATATTTATAAGCTCACCAGCTGTTATCTTGTAAATAAGCTTATAAAAATAAGGCTCTTTCGCGACTTCCGCCGACATCTGCTTATTGTGTGTATCCACCTCGTAGATGTAGCCCGTACCCATTCGGAAGGGCGACGCAGTTAGCCCTAAAACTCTAAGCTTTGGATACTTTTCTCTAAATGTTTCTATAATTTTTTTAACACTTTTCGTTAGCCCGTGCGCCTCGTCAATGATAACCATTGCGAAACGGTCGCCAAATCTATCAAGAGCGTTAGCGACAGTTTGAGGCGTCCCAAAAACTACAGGATGCCTTAAGCATTTACCTCCAGCGCTTGCGCTAAAGAGAGAAGCGGGGTTACCAGTGGCTAAGTATTTGCTTCTGTTTTGATGCACAAGTTCCGCACTCGGAGCTAAGCATAGTATATGTTTGCCACCGCTCAGTCTGTGAACCTCTTTCGCTATTTGCGCGACAATTAGGGATTTTCCCGCCCCAGTTGCAAGTTCTGCAACTATAGGAAGAGTGCTTTTCATAATGTGTTTAATGCAAGTAGATACACATTCGCTCTGGTAGGGTCTTAGTAGTTGCATATCTATCTACTTGATAGCCCACGAGACAGATGGTTTGCCACGATAAGGCTCCAAATCCACATTTGGAAGCAAATCTTTTACAACATTCGCATAAGATACGCTCCCGCTACGCTCTATCTTGTAAAGTTTGTGCCCTGCTATAGTTGTTGGTGTTTCATCTGTTAAAACTACTAAACCATTTAAAATCTGTTTCATTTCCTCTTCGATTTTATCTTTTAGCTCTTTTAAATCAAGATATTTTAAAACCATTTCATCAAGTTTTATATCTTCATTATCAAGATACTTTCTAGCATTTGGAAGTTCGCGCTCTTGCACATACGCTTCATAGAACAAATCACACTCTTTGAGCATGCTTGCTATATAGTCGTCGTCTCTGTTAACGACTTCTAGTTTTGTTTTTGTTGGTTGCCACTGGTAAAAAAAACATTTTTGTTTGTCGACACAGAGCATTTGCATTTGGATTTGAGCGTAATAGTGTTGTTGCTCCGATATGCTCTTAAATTCGCCCTCGCCATTTCTTAAACCGTAAGGACATTTAACCTCTATTATGTTCCCGTCTGATGTATATCCATCTGGCGAAGCTCCATAACGCTCACTGTACGGCACGAACGGGGCGGGCGTGACTGTTAAACCCGTTTCCATTTGAAATTCCATTATTGCGCCATTCTCATTGAAAATTCCCCAGTCAGTAGCTGCGTTGCCCTTAAATTCTGATGCTAATCCGTAATATTCTCTAACCATACGGCGCATGACATCTTGACGCTTTGAATAAGGAGCTAATCCCATAATTGCACCAACAGATGAGGCGGTAATGCGCCCCTCTCTTTGTTTAAACCACTCGGGGCTTCTTTGTTCTACTTGCATTAAAACGGCATCTCCACTTCGTCTTCATCAGGCATAGAAACAGTCTCGACAGCTACGGGCACAACTCTCGTTGGTTGGTCTGCATTTTTAGGGCTTACTGCGCTAATCCAGTTGCCCTTTTTCATTTCGCCCGTTTGGCTGTTTTCCATCGACCACACCATAACCATAATGCTCATCGGCTTATTACATAGCTTGCTCTGTAGCATTTCCGTTGTAGGTATCTTTCCACTTGAAGCTAATCCGCCTTTTGCGTTAAAGTCAATAGCCAGCAACATACGCTTTGCTTTATCTGCTTTTTTGTCATCTTTATCATAGACTTTTATTTTTTGAAAAATAACCCGATTTTTATATTCTGCCGGCTGCAAAACTTTCCATCTTAGAGATATATACTCCTCGCCCTCATAGTCGTCCCATTTTGCCTCTTCGATGAAAGCAAGACACAGTGTTTTTGATGGTATAGGCTCCATCTCTGAATTCATGGCAAAGTTACCCAGATTCTCTTCTTCAGTCGGTTTTATATTCCAGAAGTGCACGCTCATTATTTATCCTTTTTTGTGATTAATTTTTTAAGATTTGGTATATAGTCAAATAGTGGGTTTTCGCCTTTTTTAACTATCAAATCCGCCTCGATTCCGTATCTGTTTTTTGATACATTCGCCGCTGTCGCATAAGTGACAAGGATTCTTGTTCCATCGCTCATCGCTTTTTTTCGCTCGCCGTCTCCCGTCGTGAATGTTTCAAGCTTGATAAATCCTACCAAGTCCACATCATCCACATACGGCGCCACGCTCTTCTTTCCAAGGCGTAAACTGTATTTGGTGTATGGGTCGTTGTCTGGAAGCTCTATTGTTTCTGTATCGGCGTGCGCAATGAAGATAACGTGCATTCCCTTATCTACCAGTAGCCCCGCCGCTTTGCGTAATCTTTGATGCATTCCTGCGACTGCTTGAAGTCCCGCTCCGTATCCGCCCAAAGCTTGATTAATGCTCTTTGGTTGCTTCGGGTCACTATCGACTACATGTTGAATAAACAAACGCTCTAACGCTGTGACAGAATCGATTACTACAGTTAAATATTCGTGCTTATCGTTGATAAGCCCGCTCAGCTGGTTCCAGAGGTCGTCAACTTTTTTAATTACTGGAAAAGCATCAGGTCTTTGTTCTATAGCTATGGATTGCAACCCGTCCTCTGCTCTAATAAAAATAGGCTTCGGGAATGTTGCCGCAAGGCTAGTTTTACCCATACCTGCATCGCCAGTAAAGGTTGCGATGATGGGTCTATCGGTTGGCTTAGAAATTGAATCTAAGATGCTCATTTTTTATCCTTTTTTGTTTGAGCCTCTTCTCCTTAAATCGGAAGAGTTCACATTGTTACTCGGTCAAGGTTAATTAATCTTAATCGGTATAGAAATTATACTATTTATAAACTTATAAATTTATTAATTTATAGCTTAAAGTATTTAATACTTGCTTGACCTCTCATTGGTTTTGTCTCTTTTGCGATTATCTCTTTTTTGTTTTCTAAGTGGTTTATTGCGCTTTGGATAGAATCTTCTTTAAATTTTTTTAGTTTGTTTTTCAAAACTGCAATTGTTATGCCGTTTTTTTCGTCAATTAGCGTTCTAATTTTTGAGAGTAAGGCTTCGGCGATATCGTGAGTATTGTTTGCAGATGTTAGCATTATTTTATCTTGCATATCTCTTTTGATGAACTCAAAAGCCCATAAAATGGATTCTTCCGTTATTTCCATCTGCCCCATACTTAGAACCAACGCAAGCTTATTAACCATCTCTGCCCCCCGTCGTGTATAAGCCACAAATCCTTGGTTTTCCTTTTGAGTTTCGCCCATTTCCCAAAACTCTTCTCTAATCTGATTCAGTAGTGCTTTGCACTTTTCACTAACGGGCAGCTGAACCGTGTTCCCTAATAGCTCTACCCTTCCACTTGATGTTGTAGTTCCGGCATAGTACAAGTTAGCTAAGATTTGGGACAATGCTATAAACTCTTCATCCTTTTTGATATCCAAATCTATATAATCATCTTTGTACCTTGGATTATCATCAAGCTCACGAATGATTAAAGCACGTGCCATAAAACCACTATCAGCCAAATCTTCATCTAAAAGAGAATTGAATTTTGTTGGCGCAGTAAAACCTAAAATATTTAAAAACGGGTTAATAATTCCAGTTTCTAAATCGTCAAATTGTTTTCTAAGACTTTTAAGACGCATTTCGTCATTTGCGTATGGTTCATTTTCTGCTATTCTTTTCTCGATGTTGCTTATTTCGTTCTGTAGCTCTTTACGAAATTGCTTGCGTAAGTCGTTGTTGATGAGGTGTATTCCGTTGCTCTTAGAGAAGATACCCATCAGCGCACCAACAATTCCCTCAAGGTATGAGGAACTCCCGCTTTTTTTTCTAGCCCCTTGAATTTTGCTTAAAGTTTCGCCGAACTCGTCTATCGTATAGAATGCTGCTTGATGGTCGATTATATTTCTGCTTATCTCTTGCTCAGACTTTATGCCACCGTGGACGGCTTGGACTATGCCAACCTGACGCATTAATAGCGTGTAGCTTTGTAGTATGCTCTCCTTACCCGTTCCGCTTCCAGCCACACAGAAACAAAACAAATTCCCTGCAATTCCATTAACTCCACGGTATCTAAGTCCACCAGCTGAGCTTAAAGCCATCAAAGCCCCTGCAACTGCTAAATTCTCTCTTGGATACATTGAACGACTATTAATCCATTTTGCGATTCTACCCGCCAAGTGGGGCGGATTATGTGCATCAAAACTAGGCTTTTTCTTGCTCCAGTCGATGTTACTGTTAAATTCCACCTCATCGATTGTGTGTTTGAAGATATAGCCGTTTTCCTTCGCTAAGTGAATAAGCGTGCCTACAGTGTATCTGCTTGGATTTTTTCCAAAGCTCTTCCATTTCATTAACATTTGACTATCGTCATGCTTAGGGTTTTTTTGGCTCCAACTAACCCATAGGTCAAATCTGCCTCCGCTTGTGGCTTCATGGAGAGCCATACCGATTTTAATCCAGTCGTCATACTCTAAAGAGGTGTCGTTCGGTATATAATCAAGAATTTCTACCAAATCTGCCTCAGAAACGATTAAATCGCTCCCCCCATGGTTTGGTATGCCCCTAACCTCGTTTTTGATTTCTAGCATACTTAAAAGCGTTTTAGGAGCGTATTCTATTTCATCGGGCGAACCATAAACACATTTGTAAAAATTTCCGCTTTTATGTTTGCTTCCAGCGCCTACTACGAAACCGCTAGATTTAAAATCGATTCCCTTGAATTCGTTGAGGTGTTGATGTAACTTTAGATCAGGAGAAATTTTGAAAAACAGGTGTTTCGAGCCTCCGCCGCTCCCAGTTTCGACAATCATACCTGCTTGCAAAACTTCGGGGCAGTCTCTTATTAGTTTTTCGTAAGAATTTAACCCGCCGTTTCGTGCGTCCACATCGATAACCAGTAGCCCCTTACACAGAACCCCATATCCAGTCGCAAAAGCGTCTGTTAGCTCCATAACTTCAAGCTGTTCATCATCCCAAATGGGAGTGTGCTGCCATGCGCTTGTTTTTGGATGTTTAAATAATGCCTCGCACTTGGGGTTGAGACACTCGCATCCGCCGTTGGCTGTAGTTCCGTGCAATCCAAATACAGGATACCCATTGTCATTGAACTCACGATACAACATTGTTATTTCTCTTCAACGATTAAAACAAAGAGTTTGTCTTTTGCGGAGCGTGTTTTGTATTTGTAGATGGGAGCCATGGCGGTATGTAATGCGGCGCGCACATACTCACAGCTAAACCCGTAAAAAGGTATCTCGAAGGTGTCACCCTTGGCTTTGCCGTCAAACGCCTCTCTGATTCGTTCCGTTATGCTGATTTGGTTTTTTGGGTCTAAAAATGGATTTTCCATGTGTTGCCTCTTTAGTTTTTAATTTTTAGAAGTTTAACATATTTTTTATTTTTTTAGCTTAGTTTTGAAATTATATTTAATTTATTTAATTTATACGGAGTGGTTTTATAAAATATAACCCCGTGCAGTGGGGCGTTTCAGAGCTTTTTTTGGAAATTTTATAATTATATTCATTTTTTAACTTATAGACATATATAGAAATTTAAAAAAAAAGATGAAGAAAAAAAAGCAAAGCCCTAAAAATAGGGCTTTAAGGGGACTTTAAGGTAGGATTAAGGTATATATATAGTATATATATAATATAATATATATAATAATAATAATATAGATTGTTCCCTACCCTGCGGGGTTATAGCTTATCTTAAACTTTATTTAAATGGATATAATTATATTATTTATCCTTTTATTTTTTTATTTATTATTAAGTTATATCACTATATAATTTCCGTATCAAAGCGAAAAAAGGAAAAAAAATATGAGTAAATTACTCACAGACGAACAAAAAGAGCTTTATAGTTTAATGTTACCTCAATACGGGGCGGTGCTAAAACAAAGTGATGTGGTAAAAGTGCTAAATGTATCTTTAGCAACTCTTTACAGAATGAGAGAACAAGAAACTGGTGCAGGTTACAAAAAGCTTGATAGTAAATCTAAAAACGGCAGGGTTGTATATCCGCTTCAAGAGATAGTTAGATACTTAACTGAACACAACTAACAAATGAGTTTAGGAATTTCCTACATGGGAAGCAAGAGAAAGATAGCCAAAGAGCTAGTGGATTATATGGCGGCAAGCAACCCGAACGCTAAATACTTTTATGATTTATTTGGTGGCGGTGGGGCTATGAGCTTTGAGGCTCTTAAAAGAAAACGATTTGAAAAAGTTTACTACAATGAATTTAACGAGGCTGTTGTAAATCTGTTAATAAAAATTAGAGCCGATGGAATAACGCCCGAATTTTACGAGTGGGTAGATAGAACAGCTTTCCATGAGTATAAAAATGGTACCTGCTGGAAGAGTGGGCTTATTAAGACTTGTTGGAGCTTTGGAAATAATCAAATGGATTATTTATTTAGTAAGAATATAGAAGAGTCAAAAAGGCTACTGCATGAAATAATAGTCAATAGATGCGACAAATCACGATTAGAATTTGAGAAATTAACGGGGTTTTATATCAATGACAATTATTTGAGTAAAGATAATGTTCAAGGCAGAAGGCTGGAGGTTATGAGGATTATTCAAAGCAGTTTAGGACGAAACGATATGCAACAACTGGAACGAATGCAACAACTGGAGCGACTGGATCGGCTGGAACAACTGCAACAACTGGATCGGCTGGAAAGTTTACAAATAACAAACCTAAGCTATGAAGATGTAAAAATAGAAACACCTCCAAACGAAACTGTTATTTATTGCGACATTCCCTACAAAGGAACCGAAAAGTATCAAAGCGGCATCAACCACGACGCATTTTTAGAGTGGGTCAAGAATAGCCCCTACAAAATTTATGTTAGTAGCTATGATTTTGATTTGCCTTGCGTTTTTGAATTGAGCCATAGAAGTACGCTATGCGCCACAAAAAACAATAAAGTTATTGAGAAACTATTTTGTAACAAAGAGGAAATGACGAAAGGGAGCTTGTTTTGAGCCAAAGCAAAAAGCATAGCCATTACGAGGCGATGGCAAATCAAGCCATAGGAGTGGCTGTTGGGTGGTTAGTCGTGGCTTATATACTAATCCCGCTCTCCAAGGTTTGGAGTGCGGAAGAGGTTGCAACACTAAGCACGATAATATTTTTTGTGATTAGTTACGCAAGAATTTATATTATTCGTAGGTTTTTTAATAAAATAAAGGTATAATTACACTAGTAAAAAGCAGGGTTATATGCTCTGTCTTCTTGCCTCGTATAAAAATTAACAGAAGCTCACAAGTTTTTAAACCTTTCTCGTGGGCTTCTGTTAGTTTTTTTACAAAAGGTTTTAAGTGACAAAGGTCAGTAAGCTATATTGCAATTTTATTGATTTAGCTGAAATATGCAATGATGATTTAAGCTTGCTTGTAGAAATTTTACATTTTCATCACAAAGATGAAGAGAAGCTGAGTAGAATCAAAAGCGACCTTGAAGAGTGGCGAGACATAGAGAGATTAGAGCGATATGCCACTACCATCGACAATATTTTATCTTTGCCGGCAACTTATATAAGAGTTTGGATATCAGTAAAACGGGGCAAAATAAAAGGCGAAATTGTCAAGTTAGATAGAAATAAGCCCATAAAGCAAAACGGGCGGGAAGTGCATAGTCTGTTTGAGGGGACGGAGTAAGTGGCGTTAACAACCAACAAAAAAAACAAGATTATTGCTGAATGGAAAGCGGGGATATTCTCTTCCTATAACGCAGTTGCCGTGCAATATAAAATCGACCCAAAAACAGTTAAAAAAATTCTATATGGAATAAGTCAATCAAACACCGATATTGTCGAAGTTGGCACAAAGTATGAAATGGCAAAAAAGTCCATAAAAAATACCATAGAAATAAAAGCGATAGAAAAAGCGATAATCGAGCGCACTATAGCCGATGAGATAGAGCATGAAGTTTTTAGCGGTACACTCGAAAATGTCAGAAGCGTCCGCAAGAAGATACAGCTTGAAGAGGTGGAAACTATGCAAGAACACAGACACGCTCAAGCTACATTAGACCAAGCTTTGATAACGGTGGGTAAAGCCGACCGTTACGCACCTAAGCAAGACATTAGCCTCACAAATGCACAACAAACAAACATCCCAACCCAAATAAACATCATTAAAGATGTTTGATGGATGTAAAACTACTTCCACATCAATATGAGGTATTAGCCGATACCGAAACGAAGATAATCGGTTTAGTTGGAGGTTACGGCAACGGCAAAACATATACAGCATGCCGTAAAGCTATACAACTATCTTTTTTAAACGCTGGCTCCACTGGAATAGTCACAGAGCCGACTTACCCGATGTTGCGTGATATTTTCATCCCAGAGATGAAATTAGCCCTTGAAGAGTGGGGCGTGCCGTACAAGTTCAATGCCTCAAACTCTATTTTTTTCTTAGATATTAACGGCAAAGAAACCAAAATCCTCTGCATGAGCATGGAAAACGTGGAGCGACTTGTGGGTGTTAACGCTGCCTTTATTTTGTGTGATGAGTTTGACACTACCAAACCCGATATCGCTATGAAAGCATTTAATAAGCTATTAGGGCGTTTGCGAAGCGGTAACGTGCGACAATTCATAATCACAACAACGCCCGAAGGCTTTCGTGCAACTTATGCTATTTTCGTCAAAGAGAATGACGGGTCACGACGGTTAATTCAAGCCAAAACATCAGACAATAAATATCTGCCTCAAGACTTCATAGACACATTAAAAGCGCAATACTCATCAAATTTACTAGAAGCCTACCTTAACGGGAATTTCGTCAATATGACGAGCGGAACGGTTTATAAATATTTCAACCGTGATACTCATCACAGCGACATAACATCAGACCAACATGAGACACTTATAATCGGGCAGGACTGGAATATAGAAGCGTGCGTGTCTATCATCTATGTTAAACGTGGCGATAAAATAATCGCCGTAAATGAGATAGTTAGTTATGACACACGGGCTATAATCGAAAATGTAACGCACCAATACCCAAACCGCTATATAGAGTTCTACCCTGATAGTAGCGGTAATAATCGAAAAACCAATGCAGAGCAAACTGACATGGAAATGTTACGCAATGCGGGCTTTATGGTTTACTCAAACGCCTCAAATCCATCAGTGATGGATAGAGTTAATATCATGAATAATATGTTTGAGAAGCGCAACTTGCTAATCAATACGAAACTATGCCCCCGATTTACTGAGGCTCTGGAGCAACAAGCGTGGGACGCTAAGACAGGCGCACCCGAAAAAGGCAACACACACCCTGAACCATCGGACTTTAACGATGCAGGCGGATACCCTATTGCTTATTTATACCCTATAACCTCATCGCTACAAAAAGTAAAAATGATAGGGTATTAAGCAAAACCCATCTCTCTTAATATGGCATAATATCAACTATTAAAATAAAGTAGGTTATTATGTCAATAGATACACTACACCGCAATTTAAACCAATACACAGATGACTATACATTAATCCGCACGCTCATTGCGGGCGATAGAGCTATTAAGCAAGCGGGCGAAACTTATGTTCCACGCTTGAGCGGTCAAGATGACAAAGAATATAGAGCTTATATCTCTCGTCCGTCATTGAGAACTACACCGCCCGTGTTCTTGATGGTATGACAGGGCTAGTATTTGCAAAGCTCCCGATTGTTGAAGCTCCCACTGCTATGGATATGATTATCAATGATATTACACTCACTCGTATGCACATCGATGACTTAGCTACCGAATTAGTTCGTGAAGTTCTACAAGTCGGGCGTGCGGGATTGTTAATTGATATGCCAAAATCTCCATCTGATGCACTCACAAAAGCTCAAGTTGAAGCCTTAAACATCCGCCCTTATATGAGAATGTATAAAAGCGAAACGATTATAAACTGGCGTGAAGTGCTTATCAACAACGTATTAACCCTTGATATGGTTATCCTAAGAGAGGAAGATACTCGCTGGCTAAATGAGTATGAGAGCGAAACTGAAACAATTTACCGTGTTTTGATTCTAAGGGATGGGGTCTATACTCAGGAGATTTTTAGAAGCAACGGCAAAAAAGAGTGGGAGAAGGACGCTGAAATCATAATCCCGATGATGAACGGAAAAACGCTTAACTTTATCCCTTTTGTAGCAATTACGCCTGATAAATTGACAATCAATCCACAAAAGCCCCCGATGCTTGATATTGCAGTTGTAAATTTATCACACTTCAAGCTAGCTGTTGACCACTCTCATGGGATGCACTTCACAGCACTGCCAACTGCCAACTTCTTTGTAGGTAATATGCCAAGAGATACCACTATCAAATTAGGTGCTTCAACTGCAAACATATTTAACGACCCAAATGGACACGCTGAGTATCTGGAGTTCACGGGCAGCGGCTTAACAACCATCTCAAACGAAAAAGACACTCTTGTAAAGCGTATGGCTTCTTTAGGAGCAAGGTTCTTATCAGATGACAAAAAGGTAGCTGAAACTGCCGAGAGTATGGAGACACGCTCAAGCGGGGAGAGGGCTATTCTAATCAGTGCGACGGCGACTATCTCGTGGGGTATCACTAAAGCCTTAGAGATTATGGCGAAATGGATGAACATTAGCGGGGATATTTCGTATCGTCTCAATCAAGATTACAATTTAACAAAAATTGATGCTTCATTCCTTAAGGAGATGGTAGTAGGTAATGTAACGGGCGCCATTACAAATAAAATGCTCTATGATACCCTTGTTGACGGCGAGATTATAAAAAATGGTGATAAATACACATTTGACGAGTACATGGCAGACCGCGACGCCATGAGCGAGATAGTACCAATCGGCACTGCTCAATGAGTAATACCGATTTATACGACGTGATTAAACTCTTGCAAGACGAAATAAAAGCTATGCAAGAGCGATACGAAAAAGATTATAAGCTGCTAAATGAGAGGATTGACGATTTAACGGCTAATTTAGCCAAAAAATAATATAATTATGTTGTTATAGGCTTTGGTAGGGGATGCACTCCCCCGTCCATCCTCTATCAAAATTTATAAGACGGGGGTCTTAATGCGTAAATGTATAGAGCTAAGAAACAATAAAAGCGAACTACCAAAATGAGGATGATTTCTTTATTCGCTGGTATCGGCGCGGTAGAGATGGCTGCAAAACGCGTCTATGATAATGTTGAGGTTGTGGCAGCCGCTGAAATAGACAAATTCGCACGACAGAGCTATATGGCTATTCATGGTATCAATGAAGAACATTTTTATAAAGATGTCCGAAAGATGGAGGCTACTCAATACAGAGGGGCTGTTGATTTATTAGCGTTTGGGTTTCCATGTCAGGATTACTCTATTGCCGGGAAACGTGCAGGTCTTGAGGGGCAAAAGGGTACGCTGTTTTATGAGGGGGCTAGAATTATTAATGAGTGCCGTCCGTCCGTATTTGTAGCTGAAAATGTTAAAGGGTTACTATCTTCCAACGGTGGAGAAGATTTTAAAACAATTATGAATATTTTGCGTAATGAATTAGGCTATTACTGCGATTACG